CAAAGGTAAGGGATACGACGACGATTCGATGCGCGACAAGGCGAAGAAAGACGCCGCCTATCTGCGTAGCACGAAACTGGGGAACGCCAACAGCGGCGGACGCCCCTTCGGGAAGTAGGACACTATGAGGGATGGTTCAACGCCACGCCTGGTGAAGGCCGCGCAGGTGCTTGTCACCACGGTGAAGACTGGTGGAGGCATTGGTTCTGTCGGTTCGCCGTCTAAGAGCGGTGCCCGCAAAGCCCTGCGTGACTGATGCCTGGGAAGAAGAAGCCTCGACGCCCTAGGTACTAGCATGCCTTTGAAGCGCGGCGCTTCCCAGAACGCCATCAACACAAACATTGGACGCCTCATCAATGAGGGGTACCCGCGTGATCAGGCGGTCGCTATCGCCCATGATCATGCCAAACGATCTAAGAAGGGGAAGAAATGACTACGATTAGTTCAAGCAACTGGGGTGACAAGTTCGAACGGTTGGCTGCCACGGCGGTGCAGGCGTTCCTTGCGTGCTTCATACTGAGCGATTTGTCTAGTTCAAAGACTGCTGTTGTCGCTGCTGGTGCTGCGGTGCTGGCGTTGGTGAAGGCGTGGGCGAAGGAAGTGCTGGACAAGCGCGCCGCCTAATGGCTGACGAATGGGAGACGTTTCTCGCCGAGCACGGTGATGAGATCACGTCAACGGTGCATGACAACATGCGCCGTGAAGCGAACCTGTTCGACGTAGAAGACGGCACCCATGCGGGTTGGTGCGGAGACAGGCTAGGCATCCTGGTTGTGATGACCGAGGAGGAGGCTGAGGGCTTGGTGTCTGAGGATTGGCGGGCACAGCACGGGTTCATTGTGCACCCTGTGTTCAAGGAGTTCTTCGGCAGGATGATTCAGGACATGACGTTGCGGGCGTTGGACGCCCGCCCCGACCCTGAGATCTAGTCTTCGATGTAGTACCTGTCCGCAATGTCGGGCACTAGACGCTTCAAGATTTTCCCAAGGAGTTCAGGTACTTCGTCTCGTTTGCGGGCCACCGTTGTCTTCGGTATGCCTGTGAAGTGTTCGACTTCCCGAAGCGACAACCCTCCACCCCATAGCGCCTCGATCACCGTTTGGTGAATCTCTGGTAGTTCTCTCAACGCCTGCTTGACGAGTGCGCTGAGTTCTTCACTGTCTGTGTTCCACGGGGCGGCGTGGGGGTGAACGTCGTGCCCTGGTGGGGCTTCCATCAACGCTTGGAGTTCAGTGAGCGGCCTTGTCGAATCCCCAAGGGGAAGCACGCTTCGATAATAGTTCTCTAGTGTGCTATCGAGGATCCAACCTGTTGGATCTACGCTTACTACCTTCGACATTCACTATCCTAAGACTGACCATACCTCCCCTGCGTTGATCGCATAGTACTCGTTGCCTTCGGGAAACTTGCGGACCTCCGCCTTGTCCACCAGGGGGCGTAGTTTCTTGATCGGGAACATGAGTTGCCGATCATTGTGCGAGTCGTGAAGAAACAGGCGTACGGGCATGACGTTGCGGTCCCACCACAGCAACGACTTCCATTTGTCCAGCTTCATGTGGACGACCTGTTTGCGTCCGAAGCCTTGGACTTCGACCAGGTAGTCGGAGGTCAGGTAGTCGGGGGTGTGGCGGATCCGCAACGGGAGTTTCCACATGGCGAGGGGGGGGCGGTTCAGCCCGAACCTGACATAGTTGACGCCGCACCATTCTTCAAAGACGCCTTCGGCCAGGTCGCCCATCCCGTCGAGTCGTTTCCCAAACTCTTGTTCGGAAAACTGGGTGCTGCTCACAGCTTTGTTGCCTCGATGTGGTACACGAGTTTGTCGTCGGGGTACGCGATGCCGTTCAACCCATCCAACGTGGCCTTGACTGCGTTGTCCAGATCGAAACGCAGTTTCGACGTGGCGTCAGGCATCTCCTCGATCTCGATGGTCTGATACTCAGGGGTGTATGCGATCCTCATAAGAATCGGCCCCTCGAAGAAGGGGCCGTCGTATGCTTCTGCGATCTTTGCTTCGTATTCCAGCGTTTCTTTCGGCGTGTAGACACGGCCACGGCGTGTCATGCGGGGCCGGCCCTTTGGTTTGGGCCGGCCCTCAACGATAAAGGCGTGTTCTAGTTTCGGCTTCGGCATCTTGGAAGGCTTTCTCTGCCAGTTTCTGCAACTGATACAACTGGTCGTGTTGGGGTTTCCCGTTGTTGTAGAACTTGTGGGTGAACCTGTTGTCCAGGTCCAGCAGCCACGGTACCACCATGCTGAGGGTGTGGCCGTCACGGCATGCGAACGCAGCAAACTTATACAGCCACCCGTGCCTGCCTTTGCCTGCCCCTTGGTTCATCACGAACGCTGACGAGGGTGGCCCGTGCTCAAACATTTCTTTGAGGTTGGGTTTCATTTCTGTGGGGGCGTCTCTGCTTTCATGTGAAAGTGGGCGCCGTTCGATGCGCTGCGGTGTTGCCTTCAGCAACGCCGCCGCCTTGATGTCAGCGACCTTGGCACGGTTCGCGTTGGCGTCGTGCAGAAAGTTTTCCAACGGTATAGGTGTGCCGTCTTCCTCGATGATGACCTGCCTGTCTTGGCGGGGGCGGTCACCGTAGTAGGGGAGTCTCACGAAGTTCCCTGGTGGGCCTGGTAGCGATTCGCTTTTCGGGAACGGCGAGTCGGTTGGTACGTCTGCGATCTGTTCGGCTGCTTGCAGGCACCGTCGCATGTCTACGGTGGAGCACCATGTGTCGGGGAACACCCATACGTGGGCGCCGCCTGAGCGGGTGCGTTCCACCCATGATGGAATGTTTTGTGCGGCCAGCACGTTGCTGAGGCTGAACGCATAGTCGGCTACCTCGTCTTCGGTGCCTTGCCCCTTGTGGTGGTCGGACTGGGCATCAATGTCGATGCACCCCCAACTGCACACCCATAGTTCGGGTTGCATGTCGGGGTACCTTCGGTCTTCTCCCCAGCCTCGTGGGCCTACGTGCTTGTTGGTGGGGTCGTACACCATCGGGTAGATCCCCAATGGTGCCTTCCCGTCGAGGTGCCGTCGGAAGTGGGCGGGTGTCAGGTCTTCCCAAATGGTGATGGGGTTGTCGCCTGATTCGCCCCATGCGTGGGGGAACCCGTGGAACGTCATGTGGAACCATGACGACAGGTCGCTACCCGTCACGATGTTCTCTCTGTTCCATCAGGGTGGCGGCGTTGAGTTGGGCTGCCACATAGTCGGCGTGCCAGCCGACGGACACGTCGTCGTCCCACACCACCCACCCTGTGCGTGTCAGTCCTGCACCAAGGTAGATGGTTTGCTTCTCAACGGTGACACCCATCATTGCTCCTCCTGGTCGAGACGGTATTGGATGACCGTCTCCTCCCAAGGGTCCAACAGTTTGCCCGCGTCGGTGATCTCCATGTTGATAGTGACCTTCTTGCCGTCAAACCTCTTGTTCTTCACCAAGGCTATACCGAACACGTTTTCTAAACGGGCACGCTCATCGGCGGGCAGGCTTTCGTCTTCATGTGGACGCCACACCGTCAACATGAAGTGGGCTAGGTCTTCGCCGCCGTATCGCCCCGACTCGATGCCCAACGCTGCGCCACGGTTCGCTGATCCACGGGACGCCTGATGCACGATGATGGTGACAGCATCGTGGCGCATACCCAACGACTTCAACGCTGAGATGCGGGCAGGGTCATCACCCAGTTCAGGGTCGTCAAGCTGGGATGCGAAGTCCCAGATGAACACGTCGGCTTTGCGACCGTATGCCGCTTCGGACCATGTGCCCAGCATGTGGTCCGCTATGTCGATGGGTCCGTCCACCTGGTGGCCTGACCGTCGCATCGCTTCGCCGTACTTGGAGAAGGCGGCACGGTCGATGATCCGCAGGTTTCGCAGATCCGTTTCCGACTGGTGACGGATCGCAGTGAGGATCTGTTCGTCGCCACGCTTCGCCAGGTCGTACACGTCACGAGGGTTCTTGTTCAACCTGATGCTCAGGATGCGGGACAGCACCATCAGGTCTGGTTCGTCAGGTGTCATCCACATGACGATGTTGTTCGGGTTGCGGGCCACAGCGTTGATGATCAACACCGTCTTCCCTGTGTGGGCTTTCCCAGAAACGATCATGCATTCACGTTTCTTCAAGCCGCCACCAAGGGCGTCGTCTATGTCGTGAACCCCAAGGGGCCACTTGTTGGACACGTCGGTTGCGTCTTCAATGAGACGCTCCGCTATGTCTAGGCAGGTAGGCAGGCTAGGGACGGCAACAGGGCGGGCTGGTTCATCTGGGGAGAGAGGTCCAGAATCCCCAACCCGCGCCTGCTGCACCCGCGCCTGAGCCTCATCGAGGGTCAGCCGCGTGGTCATGTCACCTCACGTAGGCGGGAGGCCGCGTGAACGATGACGGGAGTTTACCGAAGTCGATGGCGTGATCGGCGTATTCGGCCAGGGTCGGACCCCAATCGCCTTCGAGGCGATCAGCGGGCTTGACCTTGGCGTCAGGGTACGTTGCCACGTTCCTGATGGCGGTGCCGTTCGGCAGGTGACCTGACGCCTTGACGCTCTGGTTGCAGTAGAAGTTCGACTCCTTGGAGCCGAACGTGATGCCGCTGAGGCGCTCAAACTCGACGGCACCAACGATGCTGTCGAACGCATCCTCCCTAATCCAACTGGACTTGGGGCGGGATGGTGCCGCAGAGGGCGGTGAGGGCGGCGTAGGAGCCGCCTGAGGCGCTGCGGGGGGTGGGGGTGGGGTGGGTAGTACCTGTGCCCCTGGTATGGCCGCAGCGACCGTCTGTGTGGCTACGGCAGCGAACGTGTTCGCGTTCACAATGCCGTGCATGTCGCCCCAGTTGGCGCGCACGTCCTCATACGAGAACGAACCCGAACCCACCAGGGCTGCCATGATCTGTGCCGTCGCAGAGTTACAGTTCTGCGCGACAATCAGCTTGTCCTTATCCATTTGCATCCTCCGATGCTGCTGTGTTCCCTTTGCAAACAGACCAGCATGGCGCCCACTTCTCGGAGCACCACCAGCCTGCATCATTCAACGGCCAAACCTTCAGGCTTGACTGTTCCACGAGGCGGCTCGCCGCCTCGACCTTGCGTCGCAGGAACGCGAAGTCCTGCTCGCCTCGTTCAATCCTCATGGACGACACCTCACCCTTCGTGCCGTACATGCAGTAGAACGTCATCGTGTTACGGCCTGTTGCCCAACAGTACGTAGTGGACTGGATGTCCCACCTGTCGTACTCCCACTTGTTCCTCGTGTAGTCACGCTTCGGGAACTTCCAATCAACCAAACCCAAGTTGCTATCTATCAGGTCGATTCGTCCCGTCATCCGAACGACACGCTCGTCGTCCTCGAACAGCACCTGGTCGAACCCCACCTCCACCCCGACAGGGGTCAGGCTCGGGTACACCTGCTCATACCAAGAGTCCAGCTTGGCTGCGCCCACCCGTTCAAGGTCGGCACGAGACTTGTAACTGTTCCACTTGTCGATCGTCGGAACGAGTTCGTCCAACTCGTGACCGAACCGCTCATGGAGGGCAGTATAAGTCTCGTCGGTAATCCAGACAGGCGCAGCATCCATCCCCTCAGGGATGGTGATCAGGTACTCGACAGCGTTATGGCATGCCGTACCTAGTACCGCAGCGTCCCCTTCGGGGTCGTCAACGGCCCCTGTCCACATCAGTCGTGCCCGTTCAGGGCACATGTCCAACGTCTTCAGGTCAGACTGGTGCCAGGTGTGATGCCAGCGACCGTCGTCGAAGTAATGTTCTTCGTTCATCTCTCTCTCCTGTGGGCTAGTGCTAGGGCTAGCAGGCCCACCCCCTGAGGGGTGGGCCGCTGGCCTGCTTGCCTGCTAGCAGCCAGTATAACAAGGGCTGGTGACAGGCTGGTGGATGGTTACTGGTTGGCTGCTTCTCGCGCCTCCGATGTGGGACGGGTCGGCACCTCATACGGTGCGTTGAGGCGGTGCAGCGACGGGTGCTTCGGTAGGAATCTCATACCGATGGTGTGCCCGAAGTGGTGTTCTTCCGCCCACGCCTCCATCTTCCCCGTTGCGTTGACATCCGCCAACGCATTGTTGACCGTTGACATACGGCCAAGGCGTATGCGGGACGCCAGCACCACGGCGTCACGACGGTCATCGCAAACGACCGCCGTTGAAACGAGGGCTTCGCCTGGCTGCTTGGCTGCACTCTGGGCGAGACGCCACAACGCCCTCGTCCTGTCCGTCTTGTACCCTCGTTGCCTGTCCACCCCTTGGGGGGTGGAGTTGGCGGGAATGATTTCGCTACTCACGTTGCTCTCCTTCGTTGTCGGTTGGGAACGGAATGATCTCCGCCCCTTCTGCTTTCAGGTATGCCTTGGCTTCTTCCACCATCTTGCCTTGCGCTTCAAGGAAGTCGCCAAGGCGCATCATCATGTCGTGGCACAGGTCGAGCATCCCGATCCATGCTGACGGTATGACGGTCGCATAGAACGCTTCCGCTGACATCTCCCCGTCTTCTTCATCACTCATCTTCTGTCACCTCCAGTGACACCACTTGTGCCTTCGATGTCTGCCATCGGCCAGTCACCACGTTCCCGTCTTCATCAACCAGGAACGGGATCATCCCCGTCAGCAGCACCTCGTACTTCAAGCTCAGGTTCTTCTCGCTCATTCTCTCCTTCCCATTTCTTCCTCAGCATTATTGCGTCGGCCTCTCGCAGCGCAAGCAGTTGCCTGCGTGTCAGTGTTGTGTCGTAGCCAGATGGGCTAAACGCCATCGTTACTCCTCGTCTTCTGATGGGAACATCTTATCCCAACATGAGGCACAGTAGTACCCGAACCCGTTGCGGGCACCCATCACCACCTCCCTCTCCTGCAACGACAGGTCAGGAAACAACTCCTGAACTAATCCCTCCCTGAGTTGGAACTTGTCCCACGCCGTGTTGGAAACCGTGACCGTCTGCCTGACATCACACGTAGCCGTAGCGCACCTTGCCTGAACTGCCGCCATCATGTCTCTCCTATCTGTTCGAGCAGCCACCCGTATGCGGCTGCCGCCTGCTGCGGGACAACACCGTTGCCCAACATCTTCAACTCCTGGGTGCGGGACAAGCCCGCACCTGTCACCCACCCATCAGGTAAACCCATCATCCATTCCACGAACCGTGACGACATCTTGTCGTCCACTACTGGGGCGGGGGCGGCTCGTCCGATGACCCACTCCCATCGTTGGATTGCTGCACCATAATCACCCCAGCCAG